GGTTCTTCTGCTACAGCAGTAAGAGTTTCTTGCGTATCGGGATCTACCAGGGGAGCGCCAGTGACATAATCGATAAGCTCAATATCAATCTCTCTTTTTGTGGCTGGACTGGCGTCCTCTGGTAACTGATAATATCCGCTGATCGTACTATTAGTAACCATAGTCTTCCCTACACTTGCTCTTCCCAAGTTAACGCAGCGCTAATATTTGACGTTCCACTGCTGCTCCTTGCCATCACATACAAAGTGTCGCCAGAGGTTGCAGTCAATGGGTAGGAAAGATAGTCTTTGTTGTAGCCAAAGTACGGGGATAGATCAAAATCATTGCCGCCTGACGCAACAAAAAACGTAGCGACTACCGTGCCACCAGTGACAGATACTGTCGAATTTCCTGATGCGGTATTGATGCTCGCCTCGATTGGACTTAGCGAGTCAGTAACAGAAAAAGTGGGAGAGCCAGAGGTAGACGTAGGGTTTTTAATCAAAGAAATTGTCGCCCTGGAGTCAGAGCCAAGACTTAATCGAGTTGGATAAACCTGCATGCGATTGCGAATACTATTAATAGTATTCCTGGTGCGAATTGCAAGCAGCATTCTGTCAGTTGTTGTTACAGGCCGATCGGCAGGATTACTCCTGGACCTAGCCACAATAGTTCCTTTGTCACCACCATCGATGTAATAAGAAGCACCATATTTGTAAATACTGTTTTCATTGCTTCCATCAAATTTTTGAACCAGATAAGTTAACGGAAGTGTTGGATTTGCAAGGCTCGGACTGGTGAGCTGGTTAGAGGCGCGAATATGATGGATCCTGACCCAGCGAGCTTCTCCGGCAGTGGTTTGATCAGGAACATAGGCCAAGAAGTGGCCACCGACTGCCCCGTACCATGAATATTCAATTTTGAACATGGTGACTTTGGAAAAGTCAATGTTCCATACACTTCTTTTGCTTACCGGATTGAGATTTGCATCTTCAACGCGAGTTCCATCGGTATAAGTAACAACAGGAGCATTTGCTGTGCCACTAATTGCTACGGTAAATGAATTCCTATTTGGAGTCCTGTCCGAATAATACTGAGCAGCATTTAAACCATCAAGGCGATCATGGCTGAAATACCGGCGAGGCACTCGATATTCATAAGTGTATTGATAGTCAGAAGGCACAGTAAAAGAAATGCCACTTCCGCTAATGGTTACACCAGCTCCCCTGAGGCTTCTGTCAAAAAGACCAGCATGAATATAAGTAAGACCAGCACGAACAATAACTAAATCAGTTCCTGCAGTTCCAGTGTCTCCGTCTACAGTATTGGGAAGGCGAATGCCATCTTCATTGGACTCAAAGGCACTAGTACGACGAACGCAATAGAAATTAAAATCCTTGTCAGCCGGTAATGTTTGAGAGCCTCCTTGGATTTCAACGTAATATCCGTCCTTCTTGTCAAAAGCACCAAATTTTTTGATGTCAGTGGAAGTACTAGTAGTATTAACTCTCACGCCAAAAGTAGCAGAGCTAACACGACCAGGCTGATAACGAAAGAAACGCTTGCTGCTTAAAATTCGATAGTTAGAAGTATCCGAGGCTCCTAACGAAATCTTTGCTGCACTTTCAGAAGGAATGTGAGTAGTGGTTCCTACAGTTCCCTCGCTTTGCCATTCGTTCGGATTGATGTCATAAGTGGTGACATCAGCAAAGATACCCAATGCTACTTCAGCCCTTGGAATACCAAGAAGAGAAAGGCTGACTTCTGAAACCTGCTGATTCTGTACTTCAACGGGAATTGTTTCTTGATCCGACGCGACAACAACAGGAAGGCTGTTAGCAGCAGGCTGCGGACCAGGGGGAATTGGCGCAGTTCGACCAACAGTTACAACGCTTACGCCTTCTTGCAGATCGGCCATGATGAATCAAATAAAGCAATTGGAAACAGTGGGGCCGACAATGACATTGCCAGCAATTACAGTGTCTTGCTTAAGTCTATAAACTGAACCGCCAAGACCGGAGGCTGTCACTCCAGAAAGAGTGGGAACAGTAAAGCGATATGGTGACAAATAAGAAAGACTTGTCAAGCCACTATATACTCTTGCCCCAGTGCCATCAAAATTAATTCCAGATGATGTTGTTCCGCTGAAAATAATTCTTTCAGAGGATGCAAGCCCATGGTTTGTTTGAGAGGAAAAAACGCCACTAGCGACTGACAACAGAGTTGAAGACAGCTCTTTTGTCTCTACTCTCACATCCCATACCAGCGGAGAAGTATTTGCGATGGAAACTTCTTGGGAGTATGCACTAGGAAAAAAAGATGCACTAGGCAGCGTTGCGGTTCCATAAGCATCCCAAATGGCTGCTGTTTGGGCAGAAGTAAGCCAAATCCTGATCTGTCCAAGACGAGTTGGCTCTTGCTTTTCCACGTTTACAGACGTGACTAAAGAATAACTTCCCTCTCCAGTGCGTTTCCACACTGAAGCACAAATGTCTACGTCCGCAAGATCATATGCAGTGCCACTAGCTGTTTGCAGCAAAATGCCCATGCCATCGAAATAATCCCTGCGCACTAGATGCAAGTCAACGCGAGGAGCAATGGAAGTGGAAAGAAAACTGCTCATTACACCACTTCTCGATAGGTGACAAATATGGTGTAAGTAGTAGTACCGGATACTACAGCATTTAATTTCTGTCCTGTAGCTGTTTCAAGAACTTCCAATGGATTAGAAAGCGTGAGATTGCCATTTGCCGCAATATGAAATGGCGGAGTCAAATTTGTCGTTCCACCACTTTGCAGTTGCACAGTGCATCCCGAAACTGCCGTGATAGCCAAAGCAATAACGCGGATTTTGGCACTTGCGACAGCAGCTACTACATCAGCACTAACAGTATTGCTGACAAACGCAGTTTTAATGTCGGGAGCATATAAATCATTCTGAATGACATACGGATCGGCATTGGTGCCAACTCCATTTGCCCTTACATAGGCGGCATTGCCGATCGCATCAAGTCCGTAGAGATTGGCCATATTAGAGAATTAAGAACAAGAAGCGTTGGTTTGGCACTTCGGTGCCATTGGAAAAGCGTACTGTTTGACTTGCCGTGAAATCAAACATCAACGGGCTTGATAGCACCACTGTACTATAAGCGTACGGAGAGCGTCTGCCATTGATGCCAATTGTAGTAATTCTAATGCGATAGGAACCGTTAGTCGAATAAACGTTTGATGGAAAGCGAATGTAATTGGCGGCAGTTGTGCCAATCCGTATCCATTGATTATCAATCGTATCCAAGTAGTCCACTTCAAACGTGGAAATAAATGGACTATTCTGCGGAGGATTCCAGCAAACCGCAGGATTGATAACGTTCAGAATCGAATAGGCAGAATACTGCGGATAATCCCAGCGGACTTCGTTATAGCTCATTGGCTTGGTACCTCCAGAATGATTCCGCCTCCAGCTACTGCAGGTACAACAGACGGACCAGCAATGGAAGTGCGAGATTCTCCAAGGATAGTGTCATTATCAGTGGCTGCAAACTTTTCTTCTGCATATAAAGAAGCAAGTACAGTCACAATACCTTCATCTTCTGTTACAGATATCACCCTGAATTTTCTCACTCCATCGCTATCCTCTTGAAGCACCCACGGAGCACCTACTAAGGGAGCAGAGGACAATGGAGAAGAAAAAGCAAGGGAGGATGTCTCACCAGGGGCAGTAGTAACAGTGCGAGTTTCTACAGTGCCGCTTGGTGTCATCACCGAAGCTTGATACGTGGCTCCTGAAATAAGTGTAAATGGAGCATCAATAACAATACCAGAAATAGTGGCATCAACAATTCTTCCCCCATAGCGCTTTGCTCCTTTCGCGGGATCTGCAATGCCAATGATTTCGCCAGGCAGAACAAAGAAGCCTTCCGTCGCTACTTTGAACGTGACAACTTCCGTTTCAAGCTGATCGCTCAGCAGTGTCCACCTCCCAATGCGCTGGGCCTGTCCTTGAGAAGTGGTGCCAAAGGCTCTGATTTCAGTTTCGTGGTAACCATAGCGATTCAAGCCGTCGCGGTCTTCCACATATTCAATTTTCGCTTTGTATTGATCATTCGGATCATTCCATGAAACCAAGGCGACAGTTTTGCGAGCCTTGCGTGCAGTGCCTTCGTAAGAAAACGGCGGCTCTGTGATTGCTCCATTGTCATCGACTTGCTGAATGACATTGGCAGGAGAAAAGATTTTTGTAATGTTCTTAGGCTTGTCCTGAATGGTAACAATTGTGCCCTCGGCAAAATACAGCATGCCACGAAATACTGCCGCCATTGAATTCAGTACGTCATAGGCTTCGCCTCTGTCAGTGATATAAGCATTAAAAGTAAGACGAGGCTCTAAACCTCCCTTGCCATCCGGAACAAGTTCATCGCAGTACTGGGCGATGGGATAGAGAGAATATTTGTCAACTTGACTTTCTGAGATGAATTGTCCTGCTCCATAGCGACTGTTGGTCAGCAAGTCGTAAAACACCCACGCGGGATTATTGCTCCATGCTGTCTTAAATGTGCCGTCCCAAATACCTGAATAGGTGCGAGTAATGGGATCGTAATTAGTTGGCACCTTGATCTTGATGCCAAGCATGTCCGCCGCTACTTGCGGAACCGATGCAAAGTTTTCGGCACCAATTTTGATGCCAATAAGAGCCGTATTGGGATAGCGAAAGGATTGGTCGAGGATGCCAACAATTGCCTTGAAGAAAGTATCGTTACTGACGGCGGTAGAAGTGGGGTCGTCCGTTAAACGTTCAACAGTAACCACCCATGGACCATTTCCTTGTAACGCATATTCGTATTCAAAGTCAACAGACCCCCTGCTTTTACCTGTAATAGTTTTTGTATCATCTACAAACGTAGCGCCACCATCAGGACGAATCTTGATATTGAATTGAACGCTATCTCCCTTCACGTCTCCACTGTCCTTGTCAATACGAAACAGCGAGCCAATACCAATGCGAATGCGAACGCGAGAAAGTTGATCACTAACAGTAGTTCTTGAAACAGCACCAGTAGCCTTTCTCAGTTGAATGCCAACTCCTTGTTCAACTTTTACATCATCAAATCCAGGCATTACATCTTGGTTTTGAGTGCCAACGCGATAATCAACGACTAGTGAATCAACAGCGCCAGTGGCATTTGCTCGATTAAGACCTGGAATTGAGGATGCGATAGCACCAAGGAATGCTCCTTTGCCACTACTTGAAGTTTGACTTCCCGTGTAGAAATAGCTAATCCTGAAATTAAAACTTCCGTCAACGTTCTTGATTGGAACATTGTCTAGGTAGATACGAGTAAGCGGATCCACTCCATCTTCAAAACCCTGTACTTCACCTTCGCTTAATATGCCAACAATGATGGCCTCTGAGCGACTTCTAAGGCTTTCTGGATCTTCCTCTGGACGCCGACCGCCACCACCACCTTTTCCACCGCCTTTTCCGCCACCGCCTCCACCGCCTGAACCAGTGATGTAGGCAGACCAGCCACCTTCTCGTTGCTTAATGATTTCGCTCATCAGACTGGCACCTGTTGAGTGGTGATAGCAGAAGAAATAATCAATGGAGAGCCAGCCCAGAAACGTCCGTAAAGTACTGGCACTGGCTGTCCTTGAGTGGTGAGTTCTGCTGCGCGATCAAAGAGAAAACTATCTTTGCGGGCAGTTTCTGAAGAATCAAGCTTTACTGGTGGAGTGAGTAGCGATGAAATGCCGCTAAACACCATAGTCAAACCCAGTGAAAACAAAATACTACTTCCTAATGCAAAGCCCTTGCCAGCAGCGAATCCAGCAAACAAACTTCCGGCTGCAACACTTCCGCCAAAACTGACAAATGCCAAGCCAATCAATGCCACGCCAAGAAGAATCTTTCCAGTTGCACCACTTCCGGAAATCATGGGAGCAATAATTAAACGCCGGCAAGGCATCAGTACGTTTTCATACATCATGCCTTCAGGATCTTCGTCAATCAGCTTGAAACCAATGCCGTTCTCGTGGGCATTCACGAAGTATTCCTTAAATCCAGCTAGTTGATTAGACAATGCAGAAATAACTTCCCTCGGAGAATTTGCAGCAAAACGATACGAGCGCCCAAAGCGCTTACCAAGCTCCCCAAGTAGTTTCACTTCCACCATTGCTAAAACAACTCCTGATGGCGCAAAATCTTAGTCGTGACTTTTTGCCAATACCCACCATAGATATTGGCTTCCGACAGTCTACCTAGCAAATGCTGATAGAAAATGTTTTGCGATGGAGAGTGAATAATGCCTACGTGATTTGGAAAGTCAGCTTGAAGCTGCATCAGCAGAATATCCCCTTGCTTTAGTGGTTCACCTCCAATTTCTTGAAAACCTTGCCCCTTGAAATTCTTTTCGAACATGCGCCATTCAGGGCTCTTCCATTCAAACTCTTCGCCTCGCTCGTAATCATCAAGCTCAATGGAAAATTCCCGCTTAAAATAATCTCTAACTAGCCCGTAGCAGTCATAAATGCCATAAATCCATGGACGCTCTAAGTAAGGAGCATTGCCAGTTGGATTCATTTCATGCCAACTATTGGCGCCAGTGCAATACATCACCCATGGCAAGCCACTTGCCTTGCATGATTTGATGTCATGCCTGCTGAAGTAATTTTCAAAACCTAAGTGTGAATGGAAAATGGCTTCAATGCCATCGTCTTCCAATGCCGCATAGTCACGAGCTTCAATAGCAAAGCTCTCCAGTGGGCGTGGGTGGACGTTCTGACAAGGAATGAACCGTCCAGCAGCGATGATGCCGCAAGCCTCTTCTGGAGCCTTCTCGTGGGCATAGGCGGCCATCTCCGCCTTAAGCTGCGGCCAATTCATTGTCTTCCCCTAATTGCGCCAGGAACTCCGCCAAATGGAATGGACTGATTAGGAAATCGTAGGCGACAACTTTGCACGCGCTTGCCACAAATATCTTCGTTCATGTTGGCAGTAGGAGTGTCATCAGATTTTGCAACAGCTCCTCCCGTGTAGCCACATTCACTACTGCGATATTTCCATTGGCAATAATTCTGCGTGATCACACGACGAGGAAGCTTCAAGCCTTCAAGATCAAGAACGCTCGCAAGCTGCCAAGTAATGGAAAGTGCATTCTCGGCAGTCTTCCTTTCGATGTAAAAAATATCAATGGGAAATTCCTGAGTAGGGTCGGCTCCAGGTTCTCCGTCAAGATATTTGCCAAGCGTGCGTCGTCTTGTTACTTTCGCTCCAACTAAATCATCGAAACTATTAATCACTTGCGTGAACGTGCCCATTACATTCGCAACAGTCAATGAAGGCTGCGCCACTTGCCCAGTAGTACTTTTTTCGTAGCCGGAAGAAAGAATGGGAAGAGGTTCGTATACATTTCCCTTCCATTTAATCTTTACACTGTCGGGCTTTAGCTGGTTCGTGAAATAAAACTTATCGTCTACATCACCAGTAATTGGCGTGAGGTCGAGATCAAACATTTCAACGATGGTATCATGCCACCCCTGTTGAACATCAGACTCTAGGGTCATAAATCCTCCTCACCGTAAAAGACATGATATTGCTATTTGGTCCAATTGTCCTCCATTGCCATTGATTTGGTTCTAAGCGATATTTATACACTTGGTTGTCCATAAAAAATTGACTATAGAAAAAATCGCCTTTCAATGCAGAAAGTTGGGCGTCGAGAGCGATAGCAATATCATCGGCAATAGGAACAGTATCAATTTGATAGGAACGAATGTCATCATTGAGCTGCTCTGGCATCACCTGCTCATAACCATCGCCAAACTGCACTCGCTTTGTACGAGTGCCACGCTGCACCGTAAGGCCATATTCACAAGGAATGGCAAATGTAGGCTGCGGCATAATTAACGACTCAGGAGACCACCAGGGCGAAGCTCACCAACGATCACTTGCTTCACTGCACCTTCTAGCTTGCGACCAAGCTCAGAAGAATTAGCGCCAGTGGCATTGCTTTGCGTCTGACCATTGTTCACATTCACTGTAATGTTACTGACAATCTGATTGCCAGCAGCGTTCCCAAGATCCACTGGAATGGACTTGCCATCTGGAAGTGGAACCACTGCTTCGTTATAACGACCTTCGCCTACAAGACCGAGAGTTGGACCAGAAACAGTACCACCAGTTGCAA